CAACCCTCTCGCTCAAGCTCAGCCATAGCATCGCGCTCGCCCTGTGCGAGACTGTCGGTAATAATACCCTCGTCTACACCAAGCTGATCCGCGATGTTCTTCAGCATTGTGTTGTCTAGCCCCAGCCGGAAGAATGGTCGGGAAGGGGCGAACATAGCGTTCATCAGTTTGTTGGTGAGGTGCGTTACGCACTGCCCGCCCAAGCTGGTGAAGCCGTTGGTTAACTGGTCTTGCTCAGTCTTCTGTTCCTTGCAGGTAAACACCGAAGGGATAGTTAACTGGGCGAGACGTTCACATCGAAACAGCAAGTTCTGCCGGTCGCCGTCGAGACGGTCGAACTCAGCCTTTGCAGTACGTTCATCGTTCTGACGGTATTCCATGCATCACCTCAGATACGGATGGCAGGGCCACCCTCACCAGCATTAGTCGAGGCGGCAGAGAACTTCTTCCGCTTTGTTTGGTCGGCAGTGGATGTGCCTACGTCAACCATGACCGGGGCGGTGTCTACTGCGGTGTTAGCCGCTGCCATAGATTCCATGTTCCGTCTGTCGTTGGCTAACTGCATAGCCTGTGCACTAGCCTGAGCCTGATACGCAGCCTCGTTGGTCTGCTGTGCAGCCTGCTGCGTCTGGGCGTTGAACGTCCTGTCTGCCTGTTGTCGATCCATGTTCATCTGAGTCTTAGCAGCCTCGGCAGCTTTCTCGGCTGGCGTCTGGGGTGCATCCTTACCGAACAGCATCTTGCCACCGGGGTCCGGTAGTCCCATGCTGGTAATGACCTGAGCACCAAAGTCCATCTTGGCTGCTACCTTTTTAAGCTTTTTGAATACCTTTCCCATTATGGGATCTCCTTGACTAACTCAATCGAAGAAAGCTGGCAGCCCGACTGTTCGATAAGCCGCGCCAATCCCTTCTGACGGGGGTTAGCACGAGTACCGATAGACAAGTGAGTACAGCCGGTGGCTGCACCAACTGCCTGCAATGCTTCTACGACGAGTTCGATAGGGGCCGGGTTGCGGGTCAGCGGAGCTACAAACTCTTCTGCCACCATCTGGCCCTGCATGAACCACGGTTCAACAATTGTGAAAGCTACAAGCGTATCACCAACCATCATAAGCTCCATGTCAGCGAGGACATGATCTACTAATTCTGACGGTTGCTTCACGCCCTTCCAGCCCTGCTCTGCCAGCCCTTCAGCTAACCAGCTTAAAGCGAGTAGTACTTGAGCTTTAACAATTGCTGTCTGTTCCACGTAGTAAGCCAATACACCATGCTGGTATCTAAGTAGTTTAGTTTCCTGCAACATAGCGTTTCCTGATTTCAGATAAGACTCTCTGCATCCCTACCAGATAGCCTGCTCCTTGCGCCGTGGTGTTGTTTGTCACGATTGGTGGTTCTAAGCTCTTAACAAGATCATCGTACACCTTCTCTGTCATAGTGAACTGCTTCTCTATGATAGGTTGTACATCTGGTTTGTTATTAGCTGTATGTAGTTCTTTAGCTAGTGCTGTACGGATGTCTGCAAGGTCTTCTATACGACCTTGTAGGATACCTACTTCTCGCTGGTGTCTGTTGTCCTTCAGGAGCAGTAGTCGTCTACAGTCGGCTAGCTCCTTCTCAAGACTGTTGATGATGTCGTTCTGGATCTTTTGTACATCCTTACCAGCAAGCTTGTTATACAGCTTATTGCAGATAGATAGCAGATTCATTCCGTTTACCTTTATAGACCAAGTAGTAAGCCAATTACCCGCAGAAGAAGAACACGGAGTCTCTTACCTGATTGATGTCAAGCTCTCCCAAAGCAGGTAACTCCGCTTTGATACCATGCTGGTCCTTGAATTCCTGAAGCGGGTTGTGCTCCGTGTACATCTGTACGAAAGTCTCACGGATCAGTTCATGGAGCTTAGCCACGTCAGGTGCCAGAGCACCATAATCGTCGTGAATGAAAGCCAGATGCCCCAGACCCGCTTGCTCGGCCGCAGCAATAAGCAGATGCATGTGAGCAGCGTCACAGGAGTGTACAAAATTAGGAGCAATACCGTTGCGATGACCACGCTTGTCTGCCTCCGGCCCGACTGAGCCGACCTTGAGTTGAATCCGCACGTTGCCAAGCAGTCGGGTATTGATCTGTGTGGCCTCGACCTTGTTGTACCTCTGACGCACTACGAAGCCGCTAGGGGCTTTCCAAGTCAGACGCTCATGTCCGGCAAGGATCAACTCGTCGGAAGCGTTCTGGAGCCACTCCATAGCCTCTGGTGCCTTAACAACCACATCGGCAATAGCCTTCCATACCTTGTAGCTCAGCCAGTTGGCAGCCCGGTTGTACTCGTCCGTGGTGAACTCTGGTGCCATGCCCGCCTTCATGTACTCCTTCAGGATGAACTCGCTGCAAGAGAACCGGGTAGAGCCGTAGGGCAGCGTCATCACTGAGCGCTTCACCAGCGACCGGGACAGCGTGTGCTTCCTCCACCGTTGGGCTAGGGCTTGGTCGTCGTCTTCCGCAGCAGCCACCAGTTCAGCAGTGCGAACGGCCACGAGAGTGTAAATGTCTTGCTTACGTTCCGACCCCACGAGGTTGGTCGCAACGCCACCAGCTTGATCTCGCAGCATCGCGGAGAAGTGTTGCAGTCCATTACAAGAACCGTCCTGACCCAACGGCTGCCGAGTAACAAACGTGTGTGGATTGTTTCTCCAATCCGCATACTCGAAGCACCAAGCCAGAAACTGGAATGGACAATCCGCTTCCGTCCACTGCCGGTGGCTGATTGGGTCTTGCGCAACCGCAATAAAGAGGTCATGGTTTTCGTCCACCCATTGAATGCGTTCCTTGATGGTGCCCTTGTCGTTCCCAAACCGCCCGCTAGCAGCTAGCTTGAACCACTTCTGGGCGTCCACTGTGTCGATCTTGGCGCCGTTACCAGCATGCAGCAAGGCTTTCTGGAGGTCGCTACCCTGCGGCGAAACACCACGGGTCATGGCATACATCCGGCCACGGTAGTCAAACTGGTAGACGAAGTACACCGGGTAGCCTCTGAACTTCCGGGCCACTCGCAGCGCCTCGTAGTACCGGCCCCACTGCACACCCCTAATCTTGATCTGGGTATGCCACTCGCGGACCTGCGCCTTCCAGTTACTGAACTCAGCAAGCTGCTCAGCGTGCATGGTGTCCTTCGTCATGTCGTCGTCCAGCCATTCTGGCCGGTCAGGCTTTGGGTACTCAGCTTGGCTCAGCACCTCACCCACGTCGAAGTGCTGGCTGACCTGATCCACTGCGTCGAGGATACGCCCGTTGATGTACCACTGGTCTCGCTGTAGGCGATTCAGGGCGTTTAAAGACGATGGCGGTATGTCGGTGTCATCCTCAACGAACGGCCTGCCACGGACGCAGCAGGGGCTCTGGCGGCGCATGGCCTCAGTATGGTAGCCCCCGTGATTCGGGTCGGTCCAGTCGAGCGGTGGCTCCACACACGGCAGCGCCATCGGGCTACCACCCACCACGAAGTCCGTGATATTCCCCACCAGCCCTCGGACATCTAGGGAGATGTCGAAGACTAGGGTTGGCTTACGGTTCAGAACGAGCTGATTGATGGTCAGGAGGCCGATGTCGCGGGCAAGGTATAGTAGGGTACTGCCTACCCCTACAACGTCCTGAGCGGACCACACAGGCAGCGGTATGCCATTCTGCTCAGCCTGCCGTTTGAACACGGTCAGGCGGTGGCGCTCGCTCTTCGATAGGCGGCGTTCAAAGTCGTTGACCAACGTGTAGTACAGCTTGGCGTTGATCTCTTCAAACTCAGTCAGCAGCTTCTCACCGTAGATGGTACGCCCGAGGTTGCTGGCAGCCAGCGTCACCCGGTTATCCTCGTAGGCCATGAAGTCCAGCACACTGCGCACGGTGATGAAGCTCAGGACCAATGGGTCAAATCCCCGCAGCAGCCCCTTAGCCCCGGCTTGTACGCCCCGCTTCTTCTCGTTCAGGTACGTTGAGATAAGCTCCGATAGGGGCATTACAAAGCGCCTGTAGACCGCTTGGGCATACGGGTTGTTGTGGGCTCTCCCCGCTTCCTCGTTGTTGTTGATGTGATCCATCGCCCGCTGGCGCCCGCCGTCTACCATTTCCTGCTCTAATTCCAACTGGTTCATTCATGGCCTCTTTGAACTTAGGGTGAGCAAACATCAGGGTCTTGGTAATCCAGCCCGTCAGGAAGCAGTATGGCTCTTGCTCAGCACCGGGGTTGTACCCGATGTAAGCACACATATCAATGGTTGAGTGGCCGATCTCATGGGCTAGTGTGTCGATGCACTCCGGCCCAGTATCGAAGACTGCAATGTAGAAGTCGTGCCCATTCTGGAATGCAAGACCGGCGACACTGGTGTCCAGTACGCGGTCAGTAAGTTCCTTATAGACCCGAGCCATCTCCGCCTTCACTGTCGAGAAGTGCAGGCGGAATCCGTAGGGTGCAACTTCAAAGGTCTTCATTCACTTGGCTCCGTCTTGTCGTACCGAATACGCTGATACCGGGGTTCACGCAACTGGCCGTCAGGAGTCAAGCCTAGTGCATGAACTTCCACGATCTTTCCGCAGAGGTCTATGTTGTGCCGCTCTTGATTGGTGAGGCGCCCACCGGATACAGGTACAACCTGCCCCTTCCACTCTACGAGAAGGCTGCCGATCATACCCTCGAACTTTCCCTTACCTTCTTCCACAGCGACACAGCGGAGGTCAACACTGATGTGATCTTTGACCTTGATCGTTTGGCCTTTCTTGCCATCACCAGCCGTCCAATCTCCACCGTATCGTTTTGCAACATAGCCGTCGAGTCCGTAGATGTGGCCGAGTAATCGTAGATTCGCCGTGGCTTCTTCTGCCCGGTCGAAGTTAGCATCGGAGTACACAAAGGTGTAGGCGCACTGGATCTTGGACATGCCATCAGGAGTTCTGTAATTAACGATTCGCTGCAACTCGTCCCACCGTGCTCCATAACAAATTGGCGAAGTGCCTGCTCCAAATTCGTCAAGGCTAACGTGGTCGAATAGCTTGAAACAGAACTCAGCACTTCTTGCATCGCTGTACTGACGACGGAATGTTCCGCTAATTTCTGGGAAAGTTCTTCCCATGTGCCAGTACTCACCAAAGTACGCGCCGTTTGGATAGCCACGATCTCTGAACTCCTTGAGGATATGGTCGGCTGCCTTGACTTCGTTGCCCTCACGGCTGAACATCTGGACACCACCGTCATGCACAACCACAATGCCGTGACAACCATCGTACTTCATTTGCCACAGCCACTGCGATTCGCGCACATCTTTGATACGCTCTTTTGCCTCTTTGCATAAGTTGCGAAACTCCACGGGTTTATGAACCAAGTGCTTACGAGTCGGCAGCTTATACGAATTCATAGCCAGCCTCGATAGCGTCAGCCTTGAGTTCCTCGAAGTGTTCAGCGCTAATAGCGCCACCCTGTTTGGCAGCGTCTGCATTAAGCAACACCGCTGCAATAGCCTCGTCGTTCTGGATAGCGATTGCAACCTGCAAGCTGTCAGACAGGCCACGGAATACTGGAAGTTGAATGAAGTCGTTCATCGTTTGAATCTCCGGTCGTACCATTCATAGACAAAGTGTGCAGAGACAATCCCGGTGCTACCACCCAGACCACCCCAAAACAGATACTCGACAATTGGTAGCATGTTGTGGGCTACCGCATACGTCGAGGCTGTTTGTGCAACTGTAATCAACCAGCTAGTGAAGAAGCTCATTCGCCAGTTGTTGTCCCGCATTAACTTAGATTGCAACCCTAGCAGCATCACTGTTGCATAGGCCGCAAAGAATATTACTAGGGCCGCGATCATGTTACTTCCTCTGAAGGAGTCCGTCAGTATCATTGCAAGGGAACGGGCGGTCATCCTTCATAGTGCCGTTGTACTCGGCGTCAATGATGATAGCCAAGCAAGCCATAGCGTGGCCCAAGTTATGGATTCCGCTATCGCTGGCACACTGCTGCCCACCGTCGAAGTACTGCTGGATATGGCGGAGTGCCGCATCCACATACACCGACGTAGCCACTCCCTTCTCGCGCCAGTTGGCGGCGCCGTACTTCTTGGCACCGTCCTCAAACGCTTGGTTAACTGCAATAGCGGCAGGCAGTGGGAGGTAGCGAAGACTGTACTTCTTCGCCCCTTGCAGTGACTTAGGGTTCCCGTCTGGGTACTCAGGCTTAGGGATCTGGATACTCTGCTGCCGTGTTGCACTGGCCTCGCAGAGATAGCACCGCTGGTGTACATTCACACCATGACTACACGCCGGTGAGGAGCCGCTGCCTTGCCTCGGCAGGGTTAAGTAACTTGCGCCCGCGCAGCCAGCCTCCGCAGCCCTGACAGTTGTACCGCTGGTAGACTCCAACGTCGGTTTTGTATGTTCCACGCTTCTGTACCTCAAGTGAGCCGCAGCGATTGCAGCATGGTGCATCAGGATTAATATACAGCCCGTAGTTCGGGTGGCCCTTCATCCAAGGCAGCATGATTAAGTACAGTTCCTCCATCGACGTTACGTCTTGGATGTTGTACTTCTTCATAGAGCGCCACGCTTTCTGATTACCAAGCAAGCATTCCTTCCACAACTCGAAGCCGGGGAACTCGTTGTGCTTGATCTTCTTCACGCTGCACAGCTTGTCGGTCATGTATTCCAGCTTGTTGCTGGTGAACCCGAAGCTAGACTTAGCTTGCTCCAGTGTATCGACAATCTTATATGGTGATGGTGGTGGGAACCCGTTCAGGATAAAGCGGGCGTTGATCTTCTTGGCGTCGAAGCGTCTGCCGTTCTGGGCAACGATAACGTCTGCTTCATCAAGGAACTTCCAGAGTTCGCTCAACATCTCAGTGTCGTCTTCGGTGTCCCAAGACTTACGCTTGTCGGTGTAGTGGATCTTGCTGTCACCCAGCCACTTGAAGCAGTAGCTCAGGATGTACCAGTCTCGCTCAATCATATTGAGTCCGACGTTGTTCATCCACAAGCCCCATACAGCGGCACGGATTGGGGCGGTCTCAATGTCGAGAAGGCCGATCTTGATTTCTTTCGAGGTAGTCATTGAATCTCCTTAGTTGCTCTAGCCTTTCTGGCCTTTGCATTTCGGGAGAGGCGCTTCTCTTCCGCAGTTTTATATGTAGGATGCCACGTATTAGTTGGGCCGTACTTGTGGTAGTTGAGGTAGGATGCGATGTTGCTCAGGTACACCGCAAAGTCTGCGTCATTACCCAAGCCGTACCGCGCTCTATTGTTCTCCAACTTCCCAAGCATAGCATTGCAGCCGCTGCACAAGACGCCCCTGATCCAGCCGTTAGTATGGCAGTGGTCAAGGCAGGGCGTCTTAGGCGGACGGTTACACAACGTGCACCTACCCTTCTGCAATTGCAGCAGGTTAGCCCGAACGGGAGCTACCTGTGAGTAAGTTAACTTTTGCATTGGATCTCCATTGCAGCAGCTTGTGCTTTCATCGATCTGATCCTTTCGGCCAGCCTGTCGAAAGCGGGTTGCATAGCTTGAGCCACAACCGGCCCAAGCCAGCTAAGGCAATCGTCCAGTTCGGCATTGGCATCTCTTCGCATCCAGAGCAAGGCCATCTGCTCAGCCAGTGCATCCGGCCAGAGGTCGCCATAGGTTGTACGGTACAATGCACCCACTCGGTAGAACGCCTCAGTATTATTCGAGCACTTGTCGATATGGGCTAGGGCTCTCGCTGCCCCTAGCTTCTCCTGCTTGCCGCTGGCCTTGACCCAGTAGGGTAGGCCGGGGATGTGGTCCGCTGTGTCACCAGCGAGAAGCTGATACCAGAAGAACGCCTCGCCGTGCATGTGCCCGTCTATCCCGTCGATGCGGAAGGCAGCCGGTGCCATGTACGTCATCAGCCACGTCCGCCAGTCAAGGTGCCAGCCGGGGATCATGCGCCAGTCTTTGTCAGCAATGGTCATCACGGTCTTGTCCGGGCCCAGCACCATAGCGTGGTACGCAGCCCCGTCGTCAGCCTCGCGGTCCATCCACGTCTTGACCTTGAACAGCCCGTCACCTCCTGTCTGCATCCAGTCCCTGAGGAACCCCCAGTTACGCGGCTTGGCCGACCCGCCACGGTTGCCTTGGTATGGCTTGACCGTGGCAGCAGCGAAGCGCTGGCCCTTGTCAGAGGCATTGTCAGTCAGATGGACAACCACCTTCTCGGCGCCGCCGTACATCATGGACTTCTGAATGCGTTCTCGTGCAGCGTTACGGCTCTCGCCCACGCTGGTCTCTTTGTCCTGACTGCCACCGCAGTAGTACGCGAGGTAGTCGCCATCCACCAGCAGTACCCGGCCCGGTGTAACCGGAGGCACCAGCGCTGGTGGTGGCATCGCGCTCTCTGCCGCAGCCTTAGCAATCGCCTCGGCTATGGCATCCATGTTACAGCAGACCGGCGAGTGGATCAGCGTCTGCCGCAGTGGTCTGGACTTCCATGGTACTCTGCGTAACAGAATCCACATTCGTCACAACCGACTCCAAGGGAGCAGGGTCTGCGCTCAGCGGACTGTCCGCCAAGCTCAGGGCTTCCTCGCCCAATAGCTTCTGGATCGGTGAGCCCTTGTAGTTCAGCGCCTTCTGGATCAGCAACTGGAACTTGTTCTTGGACTTGGCTGGATATTCCTTGCCGGTCTTCTCGTCCTTGCGAGCTTCGTACTCGCCGTCGATGAAGATGGTGTCCCACATTTCTTGGCATGCGTAGTCCCACAGGAAGACACGGTTAGTGTTGTCGCTCCGCACTGGAGCAGGCACCGGCACCTTGGTCTGTTGTTCAGGATCAAGAGGATCACCCTTGATGACGATAGGTGCGCTGATGGCGTAGCCGTTCGGTCCTTTCAAACTAGGGTAGCCCTTGTCGTTGACATATACCTGCGACAAGAAGTGCTTGCCCACCAACTGCGAGCCGTGTGTGCACTGGCCGTCGTAGTTCATGGAGTTAAAGAGCTTCAGGTAGTTAGCCTTCTCGTTCTGGCTCAGCTTCTCCTGCACTTCAACGCGCTTAGGGTACAGCTTGCCGTCAACTTCGATGGCCTTGTTAGCACCGCCGTTCATTTCAAACACCAGCAGTACGTCGTTACTTTCCCAGCTTGGCTTGTTCGGGATCTCGTGCAGTTGCACGCCGACTTCAATGTAACTAACCAGAGTCAGGATGGTGAGGCCAGCCTTAGCTGGTTCCATATCACCGCCGCCTTTGGTAGCCTCACCGTGGTTAGACTGGGCTGCTGCCTTGGAGATGGCTGCTTGGATTGCTGCTTGTACTGGATCTACTACGCTCATGTTAAGCTGCCTTCTTAGTCATATAGTCATTGCGGAGTTCTTCACGGTAGTATTTAGCCCGCTCCTTAACTCCTTCGATTTCATTCTCTTCGATCATGCTTGGACCCCAAGTAGTTTCACTCGGGACATGCACGGGCTGAGCCCAACCAAAGTAATACTCCATAAACTCAGACGCTGATTCCATGCAAGCATGCAACAACGATGCAGCCTCGAAGGCCACTGACTTATGGAAGTCACCGTAGCAGGCGTCATGCACTTGGCTTACCAGTAGTGCTAGGCCGCCGAAGTTCTTCCGCTTATAGAAGGCACGCACTGCCATCCACATAGCTGCTTTGGCCCACTCACCACCTGTGCCTTGCACCGGATAGTTCTTGATCTCAGTAGGGGAGAAGGTACTGAACCTGCCCTCACGTTCAACCACGAACTTAGGTGCGGTCTGCTCAAGCCACGCATAGAGCTTATTGTCCGGCGCTCGCCAGAACCCAGTCCGCAGTTCTACCTGCTTGGATGGGAAGTCAGGGTGCGGCACAACCTTACGGATGCTACGCTTGCTGGCTTCAATGCTCTTAGTTAACTTCACATACCACGGACCCACCTCAGTATACCGAGCCTCGTCCGCCTTGATTAGTTCCTGTACTTCCTCGATAGGCATACCAGTTGACAATGCAATAGCCGCAGCCCCTGCACCATATGCTCTCTGGAATGAGAACTCCTTGGCGTCCTTACGCTTCTTGATCCAGCCCGGATCTTTCAGCCGCTTCACTTGATCAACTACAAACTCGTAGTCAACGTGTGCCTTAGCAGCAGCACGGACACAGTGCATGTCGAGGCCAGCCCGGAGGTCAGCAATCAACTGCTTGTCGCCAGTCAGTACAGCTTGGATGTACACCTCAAGTGCGGTGAAGTCAGACTGGCAGATCCAGCCTTGATCCAACCACCTGCTAATGAACACCGACTTAACCTTTGACTTGTCCTTACCACTCAGGTTCTGCAAGTTGGGTTGGCTCGAAGAGAACCGCCCAGTTACAGTAAGCGTATGGTTGAAGCTACCGTGGATACATCCGTCGAGTTGCACCAGTGTAAGCATGCCTGTTTGCTCGCCGGTCTTCTCGTCGGTAGCAATGAAGTAAGTGCCGAGGTCTTTAGTCAACCGTGCACGTCGGGCTAAGTCAATCAGGAACGGGATGTCCCTGTTACCTAACGCCTCAATTACTTCACCCGCTACCGAGTACACACCCGGTGTGCTAGACTCCCATGACTTATCAGGTTGTGTGAATCCCGGCAGTGTGTAAAACCTGTCCTCCTTCCGAGTCTTCGGGCCACGCTCAACGTCAGGTCTAGTAACCTGCTTAGTCTTAGCCTGCCCTTGGTTCTTACCACTAGCCACATACACAATGTCAGGGTGCATCATGTCTGGAGTAGTGGTGCCATCCTTCAGCACATACTCCGTAGCCTTGCACTGGTAGTATACGGGGCCATCGGCATCCATCACTACCGCATCAACTTCATACTTGCACTGCCCGCCGAAGATCAATGCCGACTGGTCGAAGCGGCTAGTCCACTTGAAGTCACGCGGGAAGTCAGCCGGGATGTACTTGTTCAACCGGCCTGCAAGTTCGAGGATCTCAACGCTGAGTTCCTTGGCTAACACCTTACCAAGTTCTACGTCGATGCACATACCGTTACGCTCAGCCTCAATGGTGTAGACCAAGCTACCCATGTTCAGCATGATACTCTTAGTCTGCCCTCGTTCCTTCGCTAGTTTGTACTGCCCAATGAATACCTTCTCGGTGTTAGTCAAGTCACCGGGTAAGTACTTCATCATCAGGTCATCTGGGATATCAGGCGTATCAATGCCCGCCTCCCACATAGCCTTGACTTCATCGATCTTGATTACACCGCCGTACTTCGGGGCGACTTCATCAAGCGACAGGATCTGCACCTCAGGCAGCATACCACCAAGCAGGTACTCTGCAAGTTGGCAGTCCCATAGCTGGCCGCCGGATACAATCCAATCCATGTACGCATTCAGGTTCTCTTCGTCTGCATAGATAGCATGCAGTAAGTCAAATTTTACGTTGAACCCAACCATTACTTTAGGTGAGTAGTCCGAGAGCATCCTCGCCAGCCAGCCCTTGACCAACTCCGGTGCTGTTAACTTCTGACAGTCCACCACTCCGGTCATTGCCTTCGCCCCGGTCCACACCACCCGGTTCAACGGATCGAACGGGTTTGCTTTCTTCTTGAAGCTCGACCTGATCGTCGTCTCCACGTCCATCGTCAACACTGACATCTAGGCTTGCCTCCTTCAAAGAGTAGAACCTACCCTCGGTTGCGGCGAAGACCACCTCGGCATGCGGCGACCGCTTTTGCCCTTCGACGTGTAGCTTGTTCTTCGTAAGACCAATGAACCGAATGTTCTCGTACATGATCTCGTTCTTCTTACCCAAGGTAATGATGAAATCAACGGCCCCCTGTTTACCAGTCTTGCTGTCCTTAAGCATACCGAGAGTGGGATAGGCCAAGCCGTCTCCCTCTGCGCTGATCTGCGAGGTGGCAAGTGCAATGAGTTTATACCGCACCGCAAGTTCCCTCGCCCACTGGTACATTCCCTCAAGAACCTGATCCGTTCGTTGACCGCCATTACCAATTTCTCCATCAAAGCGAATGTTGTCGATCATGTCGAACACTACTAACGCCGGGTTAGTTTGCTTGATGATCTCTTCGATCTGCCACGATTTATAGCCATGAACATCCAGCACCCTGATGCGGAACAAGTCACCACCAATGGCTGCCTTGTATGCATCCCACAACCCACCTGCCTTCTGCAAAGTTACAAGCTTGCTGGCTGGTAGGCCGAGACTCGACTGAATGATACGCTCTTGAATCCTGTCGCCTGGTCCCTCGTTGTTGAACCAGATGATAGGTCTGCCTTCCGACCCGAAGTACTTAGGGATCTGTGGCGCCATGTATGTAATAGCATCAGCAATGAAGCTAGTCTTACCGGCGTCAGGCCGTGCTGCCAAGATACCGAAGTCACCGGCACGCAGTGGTCGCATGCTCATGTTCAATGCCTCAAGCCGCCACTGTAAACCAGCGTGGTTGACTGCATCCTTGAACAAGTTATCCCCAATCTCAACGAAGGGGATCTTAACCTTGCGCTCAACGTCTGCCTCGTAGCCATCGATCATGGTACGGAGTGCACTGCCAATGTTTACCTCGTCGCCCCTTGTCCATCGGTCAGCTATGTCAGCCACCAACACACACAGGTTTGCTTCGAGCAGCTTGCTTACAACAAAGGACTTGACTTCATCACTCGCATCTGCTGCGCACTGCCGGAACATCTGCCGGTACACGGCCATGTCCTCTTCCTTAACAGTGCGGTGCTGGAGTGTGAAGTATGTTAGGAACTCCCCTGTTAGTGGGATGACTTGGCAATCAGGGAACTCAGCGAAGTACTTGCCGAAGTCCGAGACCACCGTGCTTGTTCGCATATCGAATGCCCGCTCGTTAACCGTGCGGTGCAGTCGTTGGTACTCCTTTCGATATTTAAGTACCTGTAGTAGAGTAATGTCGAGTGACAAGGGCTAGTGCCTCCTGTATGTGTTGCGCTACCTCTGCCCGACTGTGGAACTT